GAGGGCGGTGGTTCTTCGGGTGGTGGTTCTGCTCCAGCTGGTGGTGGTGGTGGTGGTGGCGGTATGGTTGCACCTAACTTTAATGTTATCGGAAGTTCGGGAGTTAATCAATTAGCACAAATTCAACAGCAACCTACAAGGGCTTATGTAGTAAGTGGCGACGTAGCAAACGGATTAAGCCTTGAAAGAAATAGGTTACAAAATGCAACTTTATAACGTTTAAAAATTATGGATAAAAAAATAATCGAGTTAATCATTGACGAAAACGATTTACAAACAGGCATCCACGCAGTTTCAGTAGTTCATTCACCTGCTATCGAAGAAAACTTTATAGCCCTTGCAAAACACGAAATAGAACTAAAAGAAGTAGACGCAGAAAAGAAAATCTTAATGGGTGCTGCTTTAGTTCCTAACAAACAAATCTTAAGGGCTGACAAAGACGGAAAGGCTTATTACATATATTTCAGCGAAGATACTGTTAAAAAGGCTTCTGAATTGTTCTTAATGCGTTCTAATCAAAACAATGCTACCTATGAACACAACCAAAAGTTAAAGGGAATGAGTGTTGTAGAAAGTTGGTTAATCGAAGATGAGGTTCACGACAAATCTGTTAAATACGGATTTAATTTACCGAAAGGAACTTGGATGATTTCAATGAAGGTAAATAACGAAGATGTTTGGAAGGACGTAAAAGACGGAAAAGTGAAAGGTTTTTCAATAGAGGGATATTTTGCGGATAGATACGAAATGAGCCAAGAAAAAAACGAACGAGAAGAAACAATAGCTTTTCTTAAAGAAATTCTTGATACTAAATTAGAAACCTATAACGACTACCCAAAAGAAGCAAGCGAAAACGCAAAGATAGCATTAAGATACGCTGAGGAAAACGGATGGGGAGATTGTGGAACTCCAGTAGGAAAAGCCCGAGCAAATCAATTAGCAAACGGAGAAAATATTAGCGAAGAAACTATTTCAAGAATGGCTTCATTTGCACGTCACAAAGAAAATTCACAAAAGGAATTAGGGGATGGATGCGGACGTTTAATGTGGTTAGCTTGGGGTGGTGACGCTGGTATTGAATGGGCGCAAAGAAAATTAGAACAAATCAGAAATAAATAACAATGGAAAAAATGAATAACATTCTAAAAATGATTTCTCAATTAGAGAAAAACGCTAACGAGGTTAAGTTAGGAAAACACGAAGTAGAGTTGGCAGAAATTGTTTCAGACCCTAAAATATTTGAAAAAGGGGTATTAAGTATTTATTCAAATGCTAATAAATACGCAGATAAATTAAAAAATGATATTGTAGGTAATTATCAAGCTGAATATAAAAAAATATTTGAAATACAAAAAGAGCATTCTAAAAATTTTGAGATTATTCGTAATAAAGCAAAAGAATTAGGAATTGATATTGCTACAACTCAATTAGGAAAAGACTATTTAAAAGTTGGAAGTTATTTAAGTGATATAGCTAAAAATACTTTAGACCAACAAGTTAAATGGGGTACTATAAAACCATAATTTAAAATAAATAATATGGCAGAAAGAACAGTTAGCAAAGCAAGTCCTAAAGGAGGTCGTAGGGGTTGCCTATGTGATAACGGAACTTACTCAAAAAAATGTTGTGACGGAACTTTACACGCTCAAGGAATTGGAAAAACAGCAAGTGTAACACCACAACAAGTAACGACAACTGACGTAAACGGAGTAAGGACAACAATACGTCAAAACGGATAAAAAAGTAACAGCGTAATTTATTAATCGTTTAAAACATAACTATGAACACAAGAAAGACAGTTTACAACAAACTCTTTAAAGAGGAAACTCAATTAGCTAAACACGAAGTTGAATTAGCGTTAGCAGATGACATTAAAGCAAGCCTTTCAGCTTATAAAGGTTTAAAAGATAATGTTGAAAAAACTAAAAATGCTGCTAAAAATTCTTTTATAAAATATATTGATAGCGTTAGAGTTGCTTATCAAAATTCAAAAAATTCAGTTGACTTAATGACACAACTTGAAGTAGAAGCAAAAAAATTAGGGTTAGGAGATACAGGTTATGGAGGTTGGAAAAAAGAATCCGCAGCAAAAATGTCTGAATATAAATCGTTATTAACTGCGATTGACAAAATTTATCAATCAATATAAATAAACACGAAAAATGAATACAAATCAAATCTTAAACAAAGTTCGAACACTTTTAGGAATGGAAGTAAAGTTAGAACAAATGAAGTTAATGGACGGAGTAACAGTTATCGAAGCTGAGTCATTCGAACCCGAAATGGAAGTTTTTGTAGTTACCGAAGATGAGCAAAAAATACCTTTGCCTGTAGGTGAGTACGAAATGGAAGACGGACGTATTTTAGTTATCGAAAACGAAGGTATCGTTAAAGAAGTGAAAGAGAAAATGGAAGAAGAAGTAGAAGTTGAAGAACCTGAAACAGAAACTGAAATTGAAGTAGAAGCGGAAAAAGAAACTGCAGCACCAAAGAAAACTATTGAAAGCGTAGTTAAAGAAACTTTCTTCTCTGAAATAGAAGCATTAAAAACTGAAAACGAAACTTTGAAAGCTGAGTTATCTAAATTAAACAAAGTAGAAGAAGTAGAATTAAGCGAGGAGCCGAAGCCTATTTCATTTAACCCCGAAAACACGAACCCAGTTGAAAGAGTAAGATTAGCTTCTAAAAGACCTCGTTCAATTATGGACAGCGTATTAAATAAACTAAACAAGTAATAATTTAAAAACAAAAAAAAATGAGTACAACATTAATTTCAGTATCTAACGATGTATTGCGCCAAGTAGGTGTTTCAGAAACATTGACAGGTGCAGCAACTTTAACTGCTGAGGATAGCGGTAAAGTATTTATTCTTAACGCTGCTGCAGGAGCGCAAATTACACTACCTGCGGTTGCTGATGCAACAGGTCATTATTATAAGTTCATCGTAGGTGCATTATTTGCTACAACTGCTTGGACTATTAAAGCGGCTTCAAACAAAATTCAAGGTGGTGTTATCGTAAACAGCACAAACGTACCGGGTGCGGATGAAAACACAATTACTTTTTCTGCTTCTGCTGACACAATCGGAGATTTCGTAGAATTAAATTGTGATGGTACTAACTGGTATGTTTTCGGATTAGGAACATCAGCAGGTGCAATTACATTAACAGTAGTATAATAAATTAAAAAAATTAAAATAAAATGAGTACAACAACATCAATTTCAACTACTTACGCTGGCGAGTTCGCAGGTAAGTACATTGCTGCAGCTTTATTGTCTGCTCCAACTTTAGAAAAAGGCGGAATTACTATTATGCCTAACGTAAAGTACAAGCAAGTTATCAAACGAGTAGCTACAGATGATATTATCAGAAACGCAACTTGTGATTTCGACCCAACTTCAACAGTTACACTTACTGAGAAAATTTTGCAGCCTGAAACATTCCAAGTTAACTTACAACTTTGTAAAACTGACTTCCGTTCAGATTGGGATGCTATTCAAATGGGTTATTCTGCATTCGACGTATTGCCTAAATCATTTGCTGATTTCTTAATTGCTCACGCTGCTGAGAAAGTTGCTGCAGGAATGGAAACTTCTATTTGGCAAGGTGTTAATGCAACTGCAGGACAATTCGCAGGTATTATGACACAATTAGACGTAGACGCATCTTTGCCTGCAGGTCAAAAAATCGCAGGTACAACTGTAGACGCTACTAACGTTATTGCACAATTAGGTTCAATGATTGACGCTCTTCCTGCTGCATTGTACGGAAAAGAGGATTTAACTCTTTATGTTTCTTCTAACATCTATAGAGCTTATGTTCGTGCTTTGGGTGGTTTTGCTGCTAACGGTGTAGGTGCTAACGGTTACGATAACAAAGGAACTAACCAAACTTTGAACGACCTTTACTTTGACGGAGTTCGTATTTTCTTAGCTAACGGACTTGCTTCTAACACTGCTTTGCTTGCTCAAACTTCTAACTTGTATTTTGCTACAGGATTAATGAATGATATGAACGAAGTAAGAGTTTTGGATATGGGTGACCTTGACGGTTCTCAAAACGTAAGAGTAGTTATGCGATTTACTGCAGATGCTAAATATGGTTTCGCTTCTGACGTAGTTACTTACGGAATTTAATCAAACTAAAAACTAATACGAGGGGAGGTCAAATGCCTTCCCTTTTTTGTTTAACACTAAAAAAATAAAAATATGAGCTGTGATATAGCAAATGGAAGATTAGAAGCGTGTAAAGACTCAGTAAGTGGACTTGACGCTATCTATTTTATTAACTACGGAGACTTCAACCCTGACCCTACAACTTTGGGTGGAGACGTTCTTTATTCAGTAACGGCAGGATATGAAGACACGATTTCAGATATTGCTAACGTTACTACTATTTATAAATATGAATTGAAGGGTGCTAACTCTTTTGAGCAAACAATCCAAACTTCAAGAGATAATGGAACTACATTTTTTGAGCAAGTTTTAACCGTTCAATTAAAGAAGCAAGACGCTATAACACACAAAACTGTTAAATTGTTATCTTATGGACGTCCTCACATTATTGTAAGAACAAAAGGTAATCAATTTTTTATAGCAGGTTTGCAAAGAGGTTGTGACGTAACAGCAGGAACCGTATCTTCAGGAACTGCAATGGGAGATTTTAATGGTTATAATTTGACATTTACAGGAATGGAAAATTTGCCTGCTAACTTCTTAAACACAAATAGTGAAAGCGACTTGGCTTCAACTATTTTGAACGGAGCAACAATTGTAGATTCTTAGAAATTTCTTTTCTCTAAGCATAGATTAACCCTGCCTAAATTGGTGGGGTTTTTTGTTTTTAGAAACAAGAACACGAAACAAACGTTTATATTATATGAACGTATTAACAACAACTTTAAGCCCTCAGCCATTGGTTATCGTGCCACGTTCAACAACGTTTGACACTTTGATATTTACGGACGATAGCACAAACGACCCTGTTACAATAAACATCGATAGCGTAGTAGACAAAGATTACTACCAAATCTTAAACGTTGAGTGCGCTTTAATAGAAAACCGCTTTTATAATATTGAATTATTTAACAACGGAGATTTAATTTATAGGGGTAAGGCTTTTTGCACCGACCAACCAATAGTAAGTTTCTCGGTTAACAACGGGCAGTATGTAAGTAATTCGACAACAAATACTTTTATAGTTTATGAATAATTTTCACGTTATAAATTTAGCAAAATACGAACCACCTCAAGTAGTAGAATCAAAGAGAGAGGATTGGGTTACTTATGGTGATGCAAATTCTTATTTTACTTTTTTGATAGATAGATATAAAAATTCAACAACGAATAACGCAATTATAAACAATATAAGCCGTTTAATTTACGGGCGAGGGTTATTTGCCTTAGACGCTAATAGAAAGCCAAACGAGTACGCTCAAATGATGGCTTTATTTAATCAGGATTGCTTACGAAAGTTATGTTTTGAATTAAAGGCTTTAGGACAATGTGCAATACAAGTTCATTACGACAAATCACATAAAAAGATTTTAAAGGCTTACCATATACCAGTTCAGTTATTAGCACCTGAAAAGTGCAATAAAGACGGAGAAATAGAAGCGTATTATTATTCTGATAATTGGGAAGATGTTAAGAAGTATGCACCTAAACGAATTAGTGCTTTTGGTTTTTCAAACGATGAAATAGAAATACTTTACATTAAGCCTTATTCGTTAGGAATGAAGTATTTTAGTTACGTTGATTATCAAGGGGCTTTAAGCTACGCACTATTAGAAGAAGAAGTGTCAAATTATTTGATTAATGAGGTGCAAAATAGTTTTTCAGGAACTAAAATCGTAAATTTTTCTAATGGTGTTCCGACTCCTGAAATGCAGGACGAAATTAGCCAACAAGTTTTAGGAAAATTGACAGGTTCTAAAGGACGAAAAGTTATAGTAAGTTTTAACGACAACCCCGAAAACAAAACAACGGTTGAAGATATACCATTAAACGATGCTCCCGAACATTACACTTATTTAAGTGAGGAATGTTTACGCAAAATTATGTTAGGTCATAACGTAACTTCTCCGCTTCTTTTTGGGATTGCTTCGGGTAATGGGTTTAGTTCAAATGCTGACGAGTTAAGAAACTCAAGTATATTATTTGATAATATGGTTATTAAGCCGTTTCAAGACCTTTTAATAGCTTCTTTGGATAGAATATTAGCTTTTAATGGAATATCGCTTAAATTGGCTTTTAGAACGTTACAACCTTTAGAATTTACGGACGTAGAAAACGCACAAAACGAAGAACAAGTAGCAGAAGAAACGGGAACGATGTTAAGTAAAGATTCCGTAATTGCTCAAGCGTTAATTGATTTAGGTGAAGATGAAAACCCTAACTGGATATTAATAGACGAATACGAAGTTAATTACGATACGGATGAAACCGAAAACGAATTACTAAGTAAAGAGCCTAAGCAAAGTTTATTATCTAAAGTTGTTAATTTAGTTTCAACAGGAGACCCAAGACCTAATTTGCGAAGTGAACAAGATGCCGTAATAGATGGAATAAAGTTTTTAACTCGGTATGTTTACGCTGGAGAAACTGGCGGTAAGTCAGGAAAAGGAAGACCGTTTTGTAGCGCAATGATGTCAGCTAATAAAGTTTATAGGAAAGAGGATATTATAAAAATGGGTGGTCAATCAGTAAATGCTGGCTTTGGAATTGATGGAGCTCCGACTTATTCAATTTGGTTTTATAAAGGTGGACCAAATTGCTACCATAGGTGGAACAAAAGAGTTTACGCAACTTTTGAAGGTCAAGCTATTGATATAAATACGGCTAAACAAATCGCTGGGCGTAAAGCTGAAAAATTAGGTTATGTAGTTAAAAACCCAAGTTTAGTAAGTCAAAGAATGATTGACCGAGAAGACAGGGGATATTATAGAAAATAAGATGGCTGAAATACTTTTTATAACACGAGACGATATAGTGCGTTACACGGCTTTAAATGGCAATGTAGACACGGACAAATTTATTCAGTTTATTAAAATTGCTCAAGACGTTCAAATAGAGAATTATTTAGGAACTAAGTTAGTAGACAAATTAAAACAACTGATTGAAGATAACGAGGTAAACGACGCAGGAAACGAAGATTACAAATTTTTATTAGAAGGTCACGTTAAGTGGATGCTGATTTATTGGGCTATGTACGAATATATGCCAAACGCAGCTTATACAATCGCTAACAAAGGGGTTTATAAACATTCAAGTGAGAATGCTGAAAACGTAGAAAAAAACGAAGTTGACTATTTACGTGAATACTATAAAACATTAGCGGATAGATACACTTCAAGATTTTTAGATTACATAATAAACAACTCCGCTTTATTTCCTGAGTACGATGCAAACGAACCTGGAGATGTTTACCCAAGTGATAATATTAATTATGGCGGCTGGATTTTATGAAAACATACAAACCAAAAAAGGAAAATATTAACAAATTACTCGTTTATTTAAAAAAACTCGATGGCAAAAGTAAAGATATCGGAACTAACAGCAAAGGGAAGTAGTTTAGCACAAACTGATTTAATTCCTATTGCTGAGGTTTTAGGGGGTGGTTACGTTACTAAAAGAGTAAACGGAAATAACGTTAATTATCGTGTTTTTGCTCAAACAGCAAACAGCACAACAATAACAGCAACTACGAGTGAACTAACTTTAATAGATGGCGGAGTAGGTAGTTTAACAGTTCCTGCGAATAGTTTTCAAGTTGGTGATTCTTTTCGTTTAGATATGGGCGGAGTAATGTCAGCACAAAACGGAAACACGATAACAATAAGATTAAAATCGGGTGCGGTTAGTTTAGGTAGTTCGGGGGCGTTAACAATGCCAAGTATTACTAATCAGGTTTGGTTTTTATCTACAACGTTTACGATTAGAGCAATAGGTGCTGCTGGTACTGCTTCAATAGTTGTTTTGTCACAATTTCACGTTTTAAAAGCTGCTTCGGGAACTCAAGAGGGGTTTGCTTGGAATACGGTTAACTCAACAACGTTTAGTACTACAATAAGTAATACTTTAGACATAACGGCTCAATTTAGTACTAACAACGCTAACAATTCTATTTATTCAGATATTTTCACATTAAGCAAAACATATTAAAAAATTAAATTATGGCAAATGACATAGGATGGGGAGAAGGTGCTTGTAATAACGAAATAGGTTGGGGTATTGCACAAGAATATTTTAGTTGTAGCGGTTCGGGGGCAGCTGTTGGTGCTACATTAATGAAAAGCGGGCAAACGACAAGTTACCGAACGGGTGACGATGGCGACTTAGAAGCTGGAAGGGCAACTTCATTTAGTGTTTTAAGTGCTAATAACCCTTTTGGAAACACGAATCGTTTTACTGACGAATTAGGCGGAACAACTTACACGAATAACATTGTAATCGATTGGAGTACTTATGACGGCACAACGGTTTTAGGAATTTCACGAGTAGCAATAGCAACGGGTCAAACTTGGAATACTGCTATTGATAATTCACTTTCTTATTCAGTTGGTACTTTCACAAGTGGATGGAGATTACCAAATATTAAGGAGATAATGAATCTTATGAACTTTGCTAATAACCAAGATAATTTATTAAATTATTCACCTTTCAATTTATCTTCATCAGGTAGAGTTTATTGGAGTTCAACTACTGTACTTAATGCAACAACACAAGCATATGTTATGAATAATATTGGTGCTATAACTGTAGTAACAAAGACAACATCAGTAGCATATACCTATTTTCCAGTAAGAACATTCACCGTAACAGGAACAACTTTAACTTAAAATAAAAATAAAAAAATGGCAACTTATAAATTTCCGCAATTCAACGTTACAATTACTAACCCTGTTGTAACCGTTACAATAGTAACAGATGATATTATTAACAGAGTATGTAGTGCAAACGTTTTGCTAACGACACCTTCTGCAATCTTTGGTATAGATTTTTACGGGTATTCTTACACGCAAGATTGGAGCGACCAAGATATTATTGACTGGGTTAATAACGTAGAATTACCAAAATACGAAGTGCAATGATTGACGTAAGCAAAGTTATAGAAATAATCAAAAAGCAGGGAGCAACTGGTGTTCTTGCTTTGTGGTTATGGTATACACATTCCGATGTTCAAGATTTAAAACATCGTTTATATGAATGTTATGGGAAAAATAATAACACGGCTACAAAGTCAATTAATGACACTACTCATTTTGCTATTGTACCAAAAGATGAATTAATAGAAGTTGAATGAATTACGATTGGTTAAAACAAGAAAAATCACCCCGTGTTTTAGTTCAAGCTGTTAAACAACTTGGAGTAACTGAAATAGTAGGTAAAGAACATAATCCCGTTATATTAGGTTGGGCTAAAGAATTAAAGTTAGCAAGCGTTTACAATTCAGACGAGATACCTTGGTGCGGATTATTCATAGCTTATTGCTGTAAAATGGCGGGTCTTGAAGTAGTAGATAAACCATTATGGGCATTGTCGTGGAGTAATTGGGGTAATGCTGTAAGCGAACCAATGTTAGGCGATATACTAACATTTAAAAGAAATGGCGGAGGACACGTTGGAATCTATGTAGGGGAAGATTTAACGCACTATCACGTTTTGGGTGGTAATCAAGGTAACGCAGTTAGTGTTTCTCGCATAGCAAAGAGCAGATTATTTAAAGCAAGGCGGACAGCTTGGAAGGTTGCACAACCGGTTAACGTAAGAAAAGTGCATTTAGCACCTAAAGGAGTAATAACAACAAATGAACAATAAAATGGCAAAGAAAAAAAAGAATGTAGATGTAGAAATTCAAGTGAATGACGCATCATTAGAAATCAAAAGAGATGAAACAATTAACGAGGTAAATTTAGACACTAAGAATTTAGATGTTAAGGTTACAAAAACGGATGACAAAATCGAGGTGAAAGTCGATGCAGAGAAACCGATTTTGAATTTGGTAGGAAAAATTTTAGGTAGATACATTACTAAACGATTAAAATAGTATATTTGTACCATTCTTCATAATTGAATAGGTTAATTGTTAACGAGAACCCTTACTTCGGTAGGGGTTTTTTAGTTTATAGAAAAAAAAATTAAAAATATCTGAAAAAAAACTTGTTATATTAAAAAGAATAACTATCTTTGTTGAAACAATTAAATATTTAAGTTATGAAAAAACACTTTTACGACTTGTTAGACCAAGTCACACCCGCCAATGAAGAACACAAAGAATTTTTAAGGGTCATTTCGTTCGGTTTAACGCTATTTATCGGCACGTTTGGTGCATTACTATCACTTTTTATTTTAATACGATGAGAAAGCCTAAAAAAGCAAATCCGACTTTGATTGAAATTATTGATTATTGGTTAGAGCAAAAGAAGAATAACACGGGAAGAATGGACATTCAACATTATATGAAAGTTTGCCACGCAAAAGCACGAACGTTAAGGTGGAATGAGAACGATAAAACTTGGAGTTATGTGGGTAAAAAATAGAGATGGTTATACTTTGTTGTTAAGTAATGACCCTTGCGAAGTATTTTATTATTTTAATGTAAAAGAAATGCACGGGTTAAACATAACGGATTGTAGGTTGCACCAAAACACGAAACAAAGTTCTTATATTGCCGGGTGGTGTAATTTCATTCCTAAAGCAAATAAAGAGTATGGTGAAAAGGATAAGCGATTCGTGTTTATCAACTTGTCAAGATGCACCGATGAGGTTAAAACTACAGGATTAATTATGCACGAACTTTGTCATCAGTCTTTATTCAGGTTTAATTACGATATGGAAAAGGAAGAAGAAATAATTACTTGGGCGGAAAATGAAACCTACGAAATTTATAACTATGTAAATACGTTGATATGAAATATAGGTGGATTAATAAACTAACTCAAACGTATAAGGATAGAACTTATGTTAGTTATTCGGTAAATATAAACGACAAGTATCTTTATAGTTCATCCGTGTTAGAGTATTGCGAAGAATACGTTTTGAAGTACGCACAAAAACACGGAATCAAAGAAGAGGATATATTAAGAACCGGAAAACATAAAAGAATAAAATGAAAGCAAAAGAAGTTACAGCGGTGTTCGAATGGACGAATGAAGCAGTTTTGTTACAGCAAATAGAAAGGTTAAAAGAATTACTTTTACAAGGTAATGAATATCACGAAGATGTTTATAACAAAATGAGTCTTCAGTTTATGCAGAAATACGAACGCACTCGAAGTTTTAAAGTAATTAACCATAATGAAGTAATAGTAAAATCTAAAGTATGACAGCTAAAGAATTTGCAGTAGAGTTAGTAGATAGCTATCGAAACATTTTAATGAATGAAGACACTGAATGTGGTAATGAGATACTATGTAGTCTGATAGCTAAAGAAAGCGCATTGATTGCAGTTAATGTAGTTTTAAACCTTTGTTGGGGAAATAATCAAGTAGGTATTAATTATTGGAATGAAGTAAAACACGAAATTGAAAAGCTATGAAAAATTATAGAATATGGTTAGAGGATTCAGTTGAACCAAATGGTGGTTTTTGGTGGTATTGTTTTGATAATGGGGATGGATATTTAAGGGAACTTAATTATGATTATACAGGTAAAGAAGATGAACTTGACACTTTGCAACAATACATTAAGTGGGGATATAAAATAGAAAAGTTATGAAAGTGTTTAAGCTATACAACCCTAAGCAAAAGATTGACTACCGTAAAATAAAGCAATGGAGGGTTCGTGTTAACATATCAAATAATTTTTACAAGAATTATGAGTTTGATTAAATAATAATTATTATATTTGCAAAACATACGACCGAAATGCAAAAAGACTTTATTAATTTAAGGAAGTGTAAACCGCCATATAATCATTTGGTCGTGTGTTATTGTGGCGGCTTCCTTTATAAAAACACGACCGATGAACAATCAACAAGGATGGATAAAACTCCATAGGCAAATTCTCGAATGGGAATGGTACTCAGATAATAACTGCTTTCGGTTATTTCTTCATTTGCTTTTAAAAGCTAATCACAAAGAAAAACGATTTAAAGGAATTGAATTAAAAGTAGGTTCTATTGTTACAAGTCGTGACCTATTAGCACGTGAAACAGGTTTAACATCACAGCAAATTAGAACTGCTTTAACTAAGTTAATTTCAACCAACGAAATAACCAACGTTACAAGTTCGCAAGGTACTATTATTCAAATAGTTAACTATGAAAAATACCAAGTACCAACCAACGAAATAACAAACGAGCAACCAACGAGCAACCAACAATCAACCACTAACAATAATGTAAAGAAAGAAAAGAAGTTTATAATACCAACTTTTAATGATGTTTTGGAATATTGTATGCAGAATAATTTAGACGTTGATGGAGTAAAATTTATTAACTTTTACGAATCAAAAGGATGGATGGTAGGTAAAAACAAAATGAAAGATTGGAAAGCTGCTATTCGAACTTGGGTAAAACCTAAACAACAAGTTGAAATTTCACCTGAAGAACTAAAAGCAATTAAACTCGGATTCCTAAAACCTAAACAATGATAACACAAGAAGGCGATTGCCTGCAATATCTTTTAGATTACAAAGACGGCAAAATAAAAGACGGATTAAAAATTGATTGTCATTTAGATGAGTACATTAGATTTAAACCTAACCAACTAAACATAATTCTCGGACACGATAACGTTGGGAAAACCTATTGGATAAATTGGTACTTCTTAACACTTGCACTTAAACACGATTTAAAGTTTTGTATTTGGAGCGGTGAAAATAAGAAAGCTACAATACTTCGTGACTTACTCCAAATGTATTACGGAATAAGATTTAAGGATTTAACCTACCAACAAATAACAACAGGAACAACAATAATCGAACAGCAGTTTAAATTTATAAGCAATAAAAATCTTTACAAACCAAATGAGTTATTGAAGTTGTTTGAAGAAAGCGAATGCAATGTAGCATTAATTGACCCATTTACCGGGTTAGATAGGCAAATGGATTTTCAATCTAATTATAATTTCTTAAATACTTGCCGTGATTTCTGCAATAAGTTTGGAGTTACAATATACATAAACACGCATCCAAACAGCGAAAGCGGTAGAAGTGGCAATATTTATCAGGAAGGCGAATATAAAGGACATTTGAAAGCACCATTGAAAGACCATATCGAAGGTGGTAAAGCATTCTCAAATCGTTGTGATGACTTATTTGTTATTCATAGATTAGTAAAACACGAGACAATGAAATATGTAACGTGGGTAAATGTAGAGAAAGTTAAAGATATGGATACGGGTGGTAAACACACAGCATTAAATGACCCTATTATGTTTGATTTTAATTCAGGCTTAGGATTTAAAGTTAATGGAGTTGACCCGTTATTTAATGTTAGACCAAAAATTTCAAATAGCTTTCCTATTCAGACTCATATTGTTGAATTAAAAAACAAACCCGATATAGTAAACGGAAAAGAATTACTTTCGTTTAGCGAAAAGATGAAACAAAGTAAAGGCGATGTTCCGTTCTAACTACCTTAACAACCTTAACTACCTTAACAAAATTATCAGGTCTGAAAAGTTAGGCGGGATAAAACGGGATAAATTGCAAATTATAACAAGCAAAAACACGAATAAATGGACGAATTGACTATTATAAAAGGCAAAGTGTTATTAGACACTACCTATTTAAAGATTAAAATAAGCCTTGAAGAAATTAAACAAAAACACGAACATAGAACTGATATAATTAACTCAATGGAACGTAGTTTGGCAGACTTACAAGAAGTAAAGATTAGTTACGATGCTATGGAAAAGGAACTAAGAACAGCATTACAGCAAAATTTCAGACTTGAAAAGTTACTTCAAGAAGAAAAATTTAAGGTTCTTGATTTGCAACTACAATTACAAACCAAAAATTACGAATTATGAAGTGTAAAAACTGCAAACAACCATTTGAGCCTATCCGCTTTCTTCAGAAATACTGCTTAAACGATGAATGCGTCCGTGTTTGGGTAGAATCCGAAAAGGCGAAAGTATGGAAAAAGACGAAAGCTAAAATGAAGAACGACTTAGAAACTATCCAAGAACTAATAAAAGCTACTCAAATAATATTTAATAAATATATCAGATTACGAGATAAAGGACAAAACTGCATAAGCTGCCAAAAGAAACCATTAAAAGAAAATGCCGGTCATTACTTCAACGCAAATAACCATTGGAACGTTCGTTTTAATGAATTAAATGTTCATCTTCAGTGCGAACATTGTAACACTTACCTTTCAGGTAATTTAATTGAATATCAAAGAAACTTAATACATAAAATCGGAATTGAAAGTTATCACGAATTAGAAGCAGAAGCTAAGAAAACACGAAAGTTCACAAAGGACGAGCTAAAGGAAATAATTAACATCTATAAAAAAAAGACAAAAGAATTATAGTTATATTAAAAAGAATAACTATATTTGTCAAACAATTAAAACTTAAATTATGAATTATAAAGAATTAAATGGATGTTCAATTAGGGATGGCTTTAATAAGTTTAATAAAGAAAACCCACATATTTTTGAAGCATTTGAAGAACAAGCGTTAAAAGCTATAAACAAGGGTAGAAAAAAAATAAGTTCAAAACTTATTATTAATTGGATAAGGTGGAATGAATTTTTAAGGAGTTCAGACCAAAACTTTAGAATAAACGATGCTTATCAGTCATATTATGCAAGGTATTTTGTAGAAAAATACCCACAATATTTTGATGTTTTTGAATTTAGAAAATTAAGAAACGAAGAAGAAGGAGCATATATGAATGTAGATGAAAACGGTCAAATATCTTTTTTTTAATATTTTTTTATTTTTTCTTGTTATATTAAAAAGAATAGTTATATTTGTAAAACAATTAAAATTTATATTATGAAAAAGTTATTAGAAATTCAGGCAGAATTAAAATGTCCAAAGGGAAGTTTAAACAAGTTCGGAAATTACAAGTACCGAAGTGCTGAACAAATCTTAGAATCCGTTAAACCATTGTTAGCAAAACACGGAGCAACATTAATTCTTAGTGATAGTATTGAACAAGTAGGTAACAAGCTGTTTTTAAAAGCCACAGCAACGTTAAAATGCGAAGGTGGTATAGCAGAAGTTTTAGGATGGGCAGAGCTTGGAGAACATAAAGGAATGTCATCTGAACAATGCACCGGTACAGCTTCAAGTTACGCACGTAAATACGCTTTAAATGGTTTGTTCTTAATTGATGAAACTGAAAGCGACCCTGATTCAAAAAACAACAAGAAAGCTGAAAAAATAGATAATGAACGTTTTGAAAAAGCAGTTGAAGCAATACGTAACGGAGAATTTAGTATTGAACAGCTACAAGCGAAGTTTGAATTAACTGAATTACAACAAAAAGCGCTTTTATTGATATGAAAACCTTATTACAAAAATTAATACATTCTTTTGAGATTGATAGAATGCAAAGTTCATATACAAAAGAACAAATGATAGAATTGTTAACTTACAAATTAGAAGAAGAAAAACAGCAAATAATGAATGCTTACGAGGTTGGTTCTGATAATGGTTATAAATTAGGATTAATTGCTGAATTTGAAGAACACGCAACAATTCCAACAGCAGAGCAATATTATTATAGCATTATTGAAATTATATTATGAAAATACGAGCTTCACAAATAGGTAAATTAATGACTTCCCCTAAAACAAAAGGGGAGGTTCTTTCTAAAACTACTAAAACCTACATTCAGGAACTTGCAATAGAACATAAATACGGAATCCGTAAGGAGTTTTGGAGCAGGTACACGGACAAAGGTAACGAAGTCGAAGATGAAGGAATCGAATTGGTTAATGATGTTCTTGATTTAGGTTTCATCTATAAAAATGACGAGAATCTAACCAATGATTATTTAACAGGAACACCCGACGTAAACACGAACGAAGTTCTTTTAGATGTAAAATGCAGTTGGGATGCTACAACGTTCCCATTTTTCGAAACCGAATGCCCTAACAAAGATTACTACTACCAATTACAAGGTTATATGTGGTTATCAGGTAAATCTGAAGCGTTACTTTGTTACTGCCTTGTAAATACTCCATTTCAAATTGTAGAAGATGAGGTAAGGCGCGAACATTGGAAACAAGGGTTGATTGATGAAAGTTTGGATGTAAGAGACTTTGTGCAGAAGAAACATAACTTTGACCATATACCAAAAGAAAAGCGCTTAAAAGTCTTTAAAATAGCAAAAGACGAAAGCATAATAGAACAAATTAAAGAAAGAATAGAGTTAGCACGTGAGTATTATAACAATTTAATAAATGAATTATGAGAAAAACATATGTAAGACAAAATAGTATTAATAGATATTATAAGTTACTAAATGAAGTAAAAGATAGAATAGATAAAAATAGCGTTACATCTTTGCATGATTTACTTAGAAAACACAATGTGTCAAATGATTGGAATACGTTTTTAAAATCACATAATATTGTTTATAAGAATCAATATGGTTTTTTTGAATGGAATCAAAGTATTGCAGTTAGCATTAAATTAGTTCAAAAATACAGGGCATATAAAAGTGAGTTAAATAAAAAATATAGAGTAAATAATAATCAACCTGAAATAAAATTTGATATGCCACAAACACCATTACCACCGAAACCAAAAACACGAACAAAAAAAGTAAAAGTTCAAGAACCAATAAACAAACCTACTCAACAAAATGATTATGGGTTAATTCGTAAATTTTTAAAATGGATATACTAATGGAAGATTTAAAAGTAATGGGTTACTACAAAAACACGACCCGAGAGCAAGTAGTACAAATCAAAGACTTTAAAAAGGATAAAGTTTGGTACGAAACAATAAGACAATATGAAACAAACCCTATAACGGAGTTTTGTTGTTCGGTTGAAAGATTTAAAAGGTTATATATTAAAACAAAGTAAAAATGGAAAATAGAGTCAATTCAGGAGCGTTATTTACTAACGACAAAAGAGAAAAGGAAACGCATCCGCATTACAACGGGAAAGCTACGATTAACGGAGTAGAATATTACGTTAGCAGTTGGGTTAAGGAAGGTAAAAACGGAAAATTTCAAAGTTTAAGTTTTAAACCCGTTCAGGAACAAGCAAAGCCAACAGGAAGACCGCAATACGGAAAAGAATTCGATGAATTTTTAAATGGGATATGAGAGAGCAAGCAAAGGTTTTAAGCGAAGCGAATGAAGTAACACGGTCAATGGTTAAACAATACCTACAAAAACACGAAATCAGCTTAAATGCTTTTTCAAAAGAAGTAGGTATAAGACAACCTAATCTTCACAAGTTTCTGAACGGAAGTAACCTATCGAGTAAGTCAATCGAAAGGCTTGGAGAGTTCTTCAGTAAATAACGTATTCAGATAGTTACCATTAGAACACTTACTGAATCATTTTTGGATTGTGGTAACACGGTCGGAAGGCGGAACGTAAAAAATTCCGCTTTTTTTTATTCTTTTTGTTGTTATATTAAAAAATATAATTATATTTGTTCAACAATTAAAACTATTTATTATGAAAAATTTATTTATGAATTGCCCTGAATGTGATGGAGATGGTTATGTAACAATCGATTTAAACGATACGCACATTCCTTATGAACAAAATCCTGTTGACTTTACTTGTATGTCGTGCGACGGAAAAGGAGTAGCGATAGATAAAGACGAAGTAGAAGACCGTATGGGAATAATAGAAGATATGATACAAGGTATGCAAACACGAATGAGATTACATTCAGATATGATAATGACTTGTAAGAAAGGTTTGTTACACGAATTGAGCGAAAAATACGTTTATAGATTAGACACTTGTTCCCGTGCTTTAGGACGTTTGTTGAACTATAAAAGAAAATTGCATAAATTAGCAGAGTGAAACTAAAAAGAACTAATGAAATTGCCTTTGGTATCTCTTATAAAAAAAGTGGTACCTTAGGCATTTTTTGTTTATACTGGGTTATAGAAATTTACCTATGAACTGGATTGAACAAGTCGCAAAGCACCATAAAGAATACATTAAGACGATTAAAAGTTTTGGTGAGGAGTTTTACGCTGAGGACTTAGTTCAAGAAATGTATATTCGTTTTATCAATAAGAATAAAGAAAAAGCGGTTATTGTAAACGGGCAGGTAAATAGGTATTATGTTTATTTAACTTTGCGTTCTTTGTTTGTTGACTTCCATAGGCAAAAGAGCAGAATAATTAAGGTTGGTTTAGACAATATATTAACTTTGGAACAGATAGACGAATTAGAAGAACACGAGGGCTTTTCAAGATTACTAAAAAAAGTAGATAGCGAAGTAAAGACGTGGGAATGGTACGACCAAATGTTATTTAACTTATATAAAGACTCAGATAAATCAATGCGAGAAATATCCAACGGAACTAATATAAGTTTACGTAGTATATTTTGCACGTTAAAGAATTGCAAGGAGCGAATTAAAGACAACGTTCACGAAGATTATTTAGACTATGTTAATAAAGATTACGAATTAATAAAATAAATATGGCAAGAAAAAGACGAACTAAAGCTGAAATATTAGCAGCTAAAAGCGAAGGATTAGGGGATACAGTAGAAAAGGTTTTAGAAGTAACAGGAATAGCAAAAGTTGCAAAGTGGTTATTAGGTGAAGACTGCGGATGCGATGAACGTAAGGCAGCTTTAAATAAATTATTCCGTTATAAAACACCTTTGTGTTTAACCGAACAAGAACACGAATGGTTAAAAGAATGGTTTAGCAAAAATACGAACGTAGTAAGACCCATTGAACAAAAGATGCTGTTTGATATTCATTCAAGAATCTTTCAGGTAAGAAACGAACTTACAAGCTGTTCAAGTTGTGTTATTCAACGTATAGATGATTTAAGAAAAGTATTTAACGAATATAAAGACGAAAGCAATGCCGATACCTCAACCGAATCCTAACGAAGAAAAAAAAGACTTCATTCAACGTTGTATGTCTGACGATAAAATGGTAAGTGAATACGAAAACACGGAACAAAGATTAGCCGTTTGTTCAACAACTTACGAAGAAAAAAAGTGAGCATAACATTAAGCAGCGATTATTACATAGTTTTTATGAACCCGTCAAAGCATAAACAAGAATGGAATGCGTTACGCTTAATAATGAAAGTTGCTGAAATAAACTATTGTGTTTTTATAGATTATAAATTATACGCTTTAGAAATGCACGCAGTACAAAAAGACGAATTCGAAATATATAAATACAACCCTAATTAAATGCAAATAGTAAAGATAAGTGAGGTTAAACCAAACCCAAAGAATCCAAGAATAATAAAAGACGGAAAATTCCAAAAGTTAGTTAAGTCTATCCAAGAATTTCCTGATATGCTAAATAAACGCCCTCTAATCGTTTTTACTGACGTGGATGATAAATACGTTGTCTTAGGTGGTAATATGCGTTTAAAAGCCTGTAAAGAGATAGGATTGAAAGAAATACCTATTATAGTAGCAGACGAATGGACGGAGGAACAAAAAAACGAATTTTTAATTAAAGATAATGTAGGTTTTGGAGAATGGGACTGGGATAATTTAGCAAATGAATGGGACGCTGAAAAGTTAGACGATTGGGGATTAGATTTGCCAGTTGATTTAAGCGTTCAAGAAGAACTGGAAGCTGAAGAAGATGACTACGAAATACCTAACGAAATAAACACGGACATAGTAATAGGAGATTTATTTGAAATAGGCGAACACCGTTTACTTTGTGGGGATTCAACGGATAGCGACCAAGTTGCAAAGTTAATGAACGGCGAAAAGGCTGACATGGTATTTACCGACCCACCTTATGGAATGTTTTTAGATACTGATTACTCTGAAATAAAAGGTTCTAAAAAAGCAAAAATAAGTGGTGGTGGTAAAAGTTATTCAAAGGTCATTGGTGACCACAACGACTTTACTCCTGAATTAATACATACAATCTTTGCTTGTTTTAATGATGTCAAAGATATTTTTATTTGGGGAGCAGATTATTTTGCGGAGCTTATTCCCGATAAGAATGATGGTAGTTGGATTGTTTGGGATAAAAGAGGCAGTGAAGATGCTGATAAAATAGTTGGTTCTTCATTTGAACTTTGTTGGTCAAAACAAAAACATAAAAGATTAATTGCACGAATTAAATGGATGGGAGCTTTTGGTAGTGCTGATGCAAGAAATAGAGTTCATCCAACTCAAAAACCAATTAAATTAGCCGAATGGTTCTTTAATCAATGGGGAAATAATAATGATGTAATAGTCGATTTATTTTTAGGCAGTGGAACAACAATTGTAGCTTCACACCAACTTAAACGCAAATGCTACGGAATGGAATTAGACCCTAAATATTGCCAAGTTATAATTGACCGTATGAAAAAACTTGACCCGAGTTTAGTTATTAAGAAGAACGGAGTTGAAATTAAATAACAGCGAAATTACAACGATATGCCAAACCCTGAAAACATAGAAAAACATAAGTTTGAAAAAGGCGAAAGCGGAAACCCTAACGGCAGACCTAAAGGCGCAAAGAACAGAAGCACAATAGCAAAGTATTGGTTAGAAGTTAATCAAAAGCTAAAAAACCCTTTAACTAACCAAGAAGAAACAATGTCTCAAGAAGATTTGATGACATTGGCACTAATCAAAAAAGCACGCGAGGGCGATGTTGCTGCATACAAAGCATTAATGGATAGCGGTTACGGTGCGCCATTACAACAAATAGAACAAACGATTTTAGAACAACCATTATTTCCTGATGTTCAAGAGGACGACAGCAACGAATAAGGTTCTTGCTTTAAAAAGACGAACTAAAATAATACAAGGAGGCACGGCAGCTTCGAAAACGTATTCTATTTTAGCAGTCTTAATAAACAAAGCAATACAACAACCTAACTTAGAAATAAGCGTAGTAGCTGAGTCAATACCTCATCTTCGTAGGGGTGCATTAAAAGACTTTCTTAAAATACTTAAATGGACTAATCGCTTTAACGATGACCAGTTCAATAAATCTTTATTAACCTACAATTTTAAAAATGGAAGTGTTTTTGAATTTTTTAGTGCGGATGATAGTAGTAAGTTACGTGGTGCTCGCCGTGATATTCTATATATTAACGAGTGTAATAATGTTACCTTTGAATCTTATAATGAACTTTCTATACGGACTAAAAAAGAAGTATTTTTAGACTTTAACCCGGCTAATGAGTTTTGGGTACATACGGAACTAAAAGACGAACCCGATGCAGACTTTATAATACTTACTTACAAGGATAACGAAGCCTTAGACAACTCAATAGTTGAACAAATAGAAAAGAACCGCTTAAAAGCTGAAACAAGCGCATATTGGGGTAATTGGTGGAGAGTTTATGGGTTAGGTGAAATAGGAATGTTAGAAGGCGTTATATTTAGTAACTGGAAACAGATTGACACAATACCAAAAGAAGCAAAGTTAATAGGAATCGGTTTAGACTTTGGATATACAAACGACCCGACAGCAGCAGTTGAAATTTACAATTATAACGGAACACGAATACTTAACGAATTAGTTTACCGAACAGGAATGTTAAACAGCGATATAGCTAAAACACTTCCTAATAGTTGCCCGATATATGCGGATAGTTCCGAACCTAAATCAATAGACGAAATAAGACGCTACGGAAAGACGATTAAAGGAGTTACAAAAGGCAAGGACTCAATTAACTACGGAATTGATGTTATGCAAAGCCAAGAATATTTAGTTACGTCAAACAGCGTTAATCTAATTAAAGAACTTAGAGCGTATTGCTGGGACGTAGATAAACAAGGCACACGACTAAATAAACCTATTGACACAAATAACCACGCTATAGATGCTTTACGTTATCACGAAATGGAAACTTTAGGTTTAAAGCGCAATTACGGAACATATAATATACGTTAATGACAGACAACACAGCGGTGATGACCCAAGAAGTTGAGAACTATGTGTATATTAGAACGGGTAAACGTGTAAAGATAGTTTTTAACGACTCAATGAATTTAAGAAAGCATTTAATATTACTTGGCGAAGCGTATGCAGTTGCCGTGTACTACAATAAACAAAATAAAACGTTTAAATAATATGAAGTTAGAATTAATCGTACCAACTAAGTTAAGTGAGATTCCTTTAAAGCATTACCAAAAGTTTTTAGGTATTGCCAAAAACACGAATGATGAGGTTTTTTTAGCTGAGAAAATGATACAATGTTTTTGCGGTATCGAACTAAAAGAAGTAGTTAAAATTCAGTTTAAAGAAATAGAATCATTAAGTCATCATTTTGCTGCGATGTTTAAACAAAAGCCTGAGTTTAAAAATAGGTTTAAGATTGCAGGAGTTGAATTTGGTTTTATTCCTAACTTAGAAAATATGAGCTGGGGAGAATATATAGACTTAGAAGCCAATATAAGCGATATAAACAACTTTCACAAAGCAATGGCTGTTATGTATCGTCCTATAGTAGAAAAACACGGAGACAAGTATAAGATTGAACCTTACGAAAGTTCTGCTAACTATTCCGAAATAATGGAAAACGTTAGTTTAGATATAGCATTAGGAGCAAAGGTTTTTTTTTACAATTTAGAGAACGAGTTGTTAGGGGCTACCCTGTCTTATTTGGAGACGGAGATAATGAAGGAGAAGGAGATAGCAACGACTTTAGCGAAAGAGCTCAATTTAGCAAACAATGGGGCTGGTATCAAAGCATATATGCAGCAGCTAAAGGAGACGTCACAAAGTTTGAAGAAGTTACCCGACTTCGACTTACAACAGCACTTACCTTTCTTACTTTCGAAAAGCAGAAAATCGAAATTGAGCAACGTGAATTAAATAGACAATTTAAAAAAGGAATATGAGTTATTACGGAATATTAAACATAATTAAATCTGAGTTAGAATCAACTGACTTAGTGAACACGGTAACGCAAGGAGATATATTTAGAATCGACTTAGCTAAACAAACTATATTTCCGTTAGCTCATATCATTGTAAATAATGCAACGTTTGAAAGTAATGTTATTCGTTATAATATTTCTATAATTGCTATGGACGTAGTGGATATATCAAAAGACGAAACAACGGACATTTTTGTAGGAAATGATAACGAGCAAGATGTATTGAATACTCAGATAACAATGTTAAATCGTGTTTACGATAGATTAACTCGTGGCGATTACTTTTTAAATTTAGGAATCATTGACGGCAACCCAACTTGTGAACCATTTATAGAAAGGTTCGAAAATAACTTAGCAGGTTGGACGATGACATTTGATTATTTGATAGGAAACGAAATGACTGTTTGCGATGGATAGGCAGCAAGTTTTAGATAGGTTCGTAAAGCACGTTGTTAGTCAAGCTAAGAAGAATTTAACGACTACAAATAAAAACGCTTCTAAGAAACTATACAATTCAATTAAGGGCGAAGCAAAAGCCTTTCCGAACTCAATAGGTATTTATTTCGATATGGAGGAATACGGCTTCTTTCAAGATAAAGGGGTTTCAGGTGTTAAGAAAAAATATGATACTCCATTTAGTTATAAATCTAAAATGCCGCCGCCAAAAGCATTTGATAAATGGACTATTCGCAAGGGAATTGCACCGAGGGGAGCAGGTGGTAAATTCCAAAGCCGTAAAGGTTTAAATTTTGCTATTGCTCGTTCCATATTTGAGAAAGGAATTAAACCGAGTTTATTTTTTACAAAACCATTTGAAGCAGCTTTTAAAAACCTACCCGATGACTTAATAGAAAGCTACGGGTTTGAAGTTGAAGATTTATTTAATGACATAATGAACCAAACATTTAGAAAATGATATTTGCACGAAGCCCATATATTGTAACGATAGACGAACTTGCTCAAGAAAGTACACGATTAGAATTGTTTTTATGGAACGGAACTGGCTCAGCACCTGCAGCACCTACTTATTCACTTAGTAAAAAAATTCCAAGTTCAAATCAAACAGAAACTTATTATAATATTGCTCCTTTCATTCGTGAGTTTTTCGACTTTTCGCAGTCAACCCCCATTGTTGCAGGTAGTGATGACTTAACAAATGATTACGCTTATTGTAATGTAGAATATAAAACTTACTACACTTTGGGAGGTGTTGAAAGTTTAATAGACACTTTTACAGATAAAGCATTTGACGGTTTTGGTTATTATGAAGACGGATATAATTATTCAGGTCAACAAATTTTATTAACTGATTTAAGTAATTACGGCGGTGCAAATGTTTATTA